ATGATGGTGGCCTAGTTATTTTTTCGTCTGCTTTAATTTTTTCAAGCGCAGGGTCGAGAGTTTTAGACGGTGGTACTGTCATTCGGGCAATGTCAACAATATTTGATTTGGTCGCTTTGCTGTTGCGCACCCAATTACGCCATGTTGCTGACCAATCCAACTTCACGCCTTTCTGTCCAGGCTGTGCAATCCAATAATCTTTAAACTGTTCTGCAACAAGACGTACATCCAAATCAGGACGTTCACCTTGCGCCCATTCTCCCAATGACTTTGTCAAAACCCAATCTTGGGCGAGGCGTGAGCCGCGCTGTGTCTCTTTAATTGGTTTATGGTTAGTGGTTAATGGTTTATGGTTAGGGTTATGCCTTGAAACCGTTTGGGTTTCTTGTGGGTTAGCATTTGGGTTTGATTTGGGTCTTCCACCAAGTTTGCCAACCTCACGGTTTCGTTCTGCTTTGGCTTGATAGTCAGCAATTGCTTTGTCGCAACGTTTGTGAAACCAACAATCACGCTCACTATCAAAATCAAAAAACTCCTCAAGAATTGCTTGGACAACTTGAGTATGTTCGTTCATACGAATCCGTCTGGAAACCTCTTGGGTTTTGTTTGGGATAGGCTTCTCGCTTGTGTAATACAAATCAAGCAAACGTCGAAAAACAACATCTTCGTAAATTGAAAGATGCGCAGTGTCGTGAATGTAGTCACTCACATGAAAAGAGTAGTAGTGCATTTCTGCATCCTCGCAAACCCTCCAGAAAGAAACAGTCGGCAGGCGGGAGGTTCGCTTTTCGATACGCTCATGACTTCGTATCTAGCCGGTGTTTCACAAAACTATAGCATGGATAACTATTATTCTGCAAGGACCTTGATAAAAATCTCAGCCGCACCCCACTTGACCACCTGCTCACGAGTGACATGCAGGACATCAATCTGGCCATCGTCTACAAAAACACCGGCTTGGCACAGCGCATCCAAGGTCGACTTGACCACATTGTCAATGTCGCGCACCCTGCGGTCAGGCGGGTACAGTTTCATGGTCACTGCCAAACGAGCCGTCCCCAGGCATTCGTGGCCAGACCTAACAAACTCAGCCGCCACGACACCCTTGAACACCTTGGCCCGAGAAGTCAGAAACCGCTGTGACCCCCTGAAGCCCCAGTAGGTGTTAACACTAGGTGGAAAGGGAATCGTCAAATTTATTTCTTTATCTATCATACTTTGCCTAAAACGTGTATAATACATTCAGCCCAACATCGGGCTAACATGCAAAAAGGGAGTAAGTATGAGTAGAGTATATGACCAGTGGCTAGACAGCCGCAAACACGATTCAGATGAGTTCATGCACGAATTCGAGATGCGCACCGAGCGATATCTACAGACTGAATACAACCCCGCCAACTACGAAGTTTTCCTAGACGCACTGTTCGATGCTGACTTGGAGCCATGGCGCACCGAGTTAAGCGACGCAGTGGCCGCGCAGGACAGCGCACGAATCGGTTGGGCAATCTGGCAAATCACGCAAGAGTACTGCACAGCCAAAGCCAAGCAAAAAGCAAAACTAGACATGGAGCAATCATGAAAACATTTAACGAACTACGCTTAATCAATGTCAACAAACACATTGAGAAAAAAGGCAACCTGTCATACTTGTCATGGACATGGGCGGTCGACACACTCCTGCAAGAGGACCCAACAGCCCACTGGGAGTTTCATGAGCCAAAAGCATTCGGTGAGACGGTGATGGTGTTCTGCACAGTTCACGCGATGGGCAAGTCAATGACCATGCACCTGCCGGTGATGGACAACAAGAACCAGGCAGTCAAAAACCCTGACGCACGCAAAGTCTCGGACGCCATGATGCGATGCCTAGCCAAGTGCATAGCCTGCTTCGGAATCGGTTTATATGTGTATGCCGGCGAAGACATCCCCCGCGAAGCCCCGAAAGAATACGAGCCAATTGACCAAGACGCGATGCTAGACGCCATCATGGTGGCTCCAAACGTCGAGGAACTGCGCAAATACTACGTGGCATGCGTCAAACAGGCTGAAGGCAACCAAGACCTGCTGACCATACTAGAAGCGGCAAAAGACGCCCGCAAGATGCAACTGACGGAGGCGGCATGAGTACCAAACTAGTCTACGCAATCATAATAATCCTACTGTCCATCTACTGGATGTATGTGGTCTACGCATGGGTGAGGTACTTCGCATGAATCAGCCCTACATCAACTTAGAGCAAGGCTCAGACGAATGGAAGCAAGCCCGTCTTGGCCATGTCACTGCAAGCAATATGGCCGAAGTGATGAGCAAGGGCAAAGGAACTGCCGAAGCCGTCGGACGCTACAAATACAAGGTCAGACTGGTGGCAGAACGCCTCACAATGACCGCAGGCGAGTCCTACAGCAACGCGGCAATGCAATGGGGCATCGAGCAGGAACAATTTGCCTGCATCGCCTACGAAGCGCAAAAAGAAACCTTTGTGGACAAAATCGGATTTGTACTGCACCCAGACATTAAATGGCTTGGCGTGTCACCTGACCGCATTGTTGGCCATGAGGGACTCATCGAAGTGAAATGCCCCAACACGACGACGCACCTGGACTACTTGTTTGACAACAAAGTGCCGGCTGAGTATTACAAACAAATCCAATGCCAACTGTGGGTCACAGGTCGCCAATGGTGCGACTTCGTGTCCTACGACCCCAGACTGCCCAAACGCAATCAACTGCTGATTGTGCGGACAGAACGAGACGAAAGTCTTATCAAAGAGATGGAAGTCCAAACACTACAATTTTTGGCCGAAGTCGAAACCTTAATCATCAAACTTGGAGAGTAAAACATGGCAGTCAATAAATTTATCGGCATCGGCAACTTGGGCCGCGACCCAGAGATGCGCTTTATGCCAGACGGCAAAGCGGTGTGCAACTTCAGCATCGCAATCAGCGAACGCTACAAAGACAAGTCAGGCGAGTCCAAAGAAGTGACCGAATGGGTCAACATTGCCCTATTTGGCAAACTGGCTGAGATTGCAGGCGAATACCTGAAAAAAGGCTCAAAGGTCTATATCGAAGGCAAGATGAAGACCGAGAAGTATTCCAAGGACGGCATTGACCGACACACAACCAAAATCATTGGCGACAAGATGGAAATGCTGTCCGGCAAGACCGAAGGCGAAAGCAAGCCACGCGCCGAACAGAAACCCGAAGCGTCAGGGTTTGACAACATGGACGACGACATTCCGTTCTGATTAGAATGGGCTTTAGTTGCCATTTAGGGGATGCTGAAAGGTGTCCCCTTTTTTTGTGTCATTTACACAACTATTAGATTAAATGCCGTTTTATCTATATAATACTTCTCATGGCAACAACGCCATGTGCAAAAAGGAAGCAATCATGAAAGACACAGTAATCGCAATCATCTTCGGCATCGTCGGCGCACTCATACTAGTAGAGTGGATGGTCGGATGCGGCGAGACATACACCGACTCCAAAGGCGTGACGCACCAACAGACCTGCGTCTTCGTACGCTGACAGATATTACAAATCTGATATCATGCCGCATCTAATACATGAGGCATGAAATGGCAAACGCGGCAACAAAAGTGCGGGACATTTTCCAACTGACACAACGGCCAATGACACTGACCGAAATCCGTCAAGCACAACCAGACCTGAAGGCAAGCCAAATCTCAATGGCGCTGTGCTACTTTATGAAACAACGGTACATGACAAGAGAGCCAATCAAAAATGAACACTCACGTGGACGAAAACAAGTCTGGCAGTACACCTTCAGCGAAACCAAACTGCCTGGACTGCCAACAAGCCAAGGATAAAGAGCATCACGGCATCTACTCATTTAAATGCTTTGGATGCCGAGAACGCCTGCTACTTGAGGAGCCATGCAAGATGATGCGAGAGATACTAGCCACATCACTCAGGAAGTGGGGAGAGGTCCCAAACTGGAAGGTTGAGCCTAACTGTGGTTGCATAAAACAATGCAAACGCAGACAATATCAAAAAGGATAGACATGCCAATCAGTAAAAAATCAGACGGATGGTATTGGGGTTCAAAAGGCCCATTCGACACCAAACAAAAGGCCATGCAGGTCGGCCAGGCGGCACACGCAAGCGGATTCAAGGAAACAATCATGAACAACCAAACAGTCGGCACTTTTATCAGCACCATGTTGCACTCAGCAACCCTGACGCACCTGATGCACTTCAAAACGACCTCATACAGCCAACACGTGGCACTGGCGGCATACTATGATGCAATCCCTGAACTGGTAGACGGTCTAGTCGAATCAATCCAAGGCGCATACGAGGCAATCATCGACCCTTACCCCTCAATGTTTGGAAACGGCAACGGCGACGACCCACTGGCTTATATGGTGAGCCTGCGCAACTATGTGCGCGACTACCGCAAGGAAATGCCGCAGGACAGCGAGATTCAGAACGAAATCGACAACATCGCCAACCTTCTCAACCAAACCGTATACAAGTTGAAGTTCCTCAAATGACCTCAAAACAAGACACGACAAAACTAGCAATCAAATACAAGCCTATCGGTGACCTAGTCCCCTACGCACGCAACAGCCGCACACACAGCGAGTCCCAAGTGGCTCAGATAGCGGCATCCATCAAGGAATTTGGATGGACCAACCCAGTACTGCTAGACGGTGAAAACGGCATCATTGCCGGCCACGGCAGGGTCATGGCGGCGCAGAAACTAGGCGAGAAACAAGTCCCGACCATTGAACTGGGACACTTAGACGAGCATCAAAAGCGTGCCTACATCATTGCTGACAACAAACTTGCATTGAACGCAGGATGGGACGATGAAATGCTGTCCCTTGAAATCAGCGACCTAAAAGACGCAGGCTATGACCTACGCTTCACAGGCTTCACGCAGGACGAAATCAATCAACTAGGCGATGAGCCAACCGAAGGATTGACAGACGAGGACGCAATCCCAGAGGTCAAAGACGAGCCAAAGACCAAGCACGGCAACATCTACCAACTGGGCGACCACATCCTAATGTGCGGCGACTCTACCAACGAAAAGGACGTGGCCAAACTGGTGTCATACTTTGGTGACGAACACAAACACTGCATAAGCGACCCACCCTACGGCATTGCATACGACCCAAAGACCGTCAAGTACGGGATGATTAAGAACGACGACGTGTTCTTGGACTACATCGGACTGGCAAAGAAGTACACCAACGGCTTCTTCTTCATGTGGACAAGTTACCAAGTGGTCGACGAGTGGATAAACCGAGTCAAACAAGACTTCGAGAAAATCACCAACCTTATCATATGGCACAAAGGCGGCGGCGGGATGGGCGACTGCCTGCGAACACTGGCCACAGACTATGAGATAGCCATTGTGGTCAACAGAGGCAACGAAATCCAGTCATCCAGAACAGGCGCAGTCTGGGACTAGGTCACCGATAGGCTTGTATTTGATTGCTAGTTTTGTCGTGTCTTGTTTTGAGGTC